TTTGGCTTCTCGGCTTCCAGTGCATCAAACATCAGGTCTACGGGGTTTTTGAACTCCTCGTCATCCTCACGGACTTCCATGGCGTTGATGAACTCAATTAGGGTAGAGAAGTTCTGCTCCTCCACCGGAGCCTCATAATGGATATAGCCAATAAGCGCGCAGTACAACAAGGTTTCTGCTTTTACCCAGAAATCGTCTCCGGCCTTGCCTTCGCCTTTGGTATTGGCGATCAGCGTTGTTACCAGCTTCAAAATGTCTTTTTCGCTGTGCAGATAGGCAAAAGGATTGTAGTGCATGGACTTTTTGAAGTTGATGGTATTGAGGACCTTAATCCGGTACGGCTCATAAATGACCTTACCGCGCTTATCCTTCATGGGTTTGCCGTCCTTGCCCAGCTTGGGCGCGCCCCTCTGGAGCATTTTTCCGCACTCCACCAGAATGGTTCCTTTCGGGTCTGTGACCACATAGGAGCTGTGCATCTGCATCAGGTTGGGTTTCAGCCAAAACCGGGTCTTACCGGAGCCGGAGCCGCCGATCACCAGAACATTTTTGTTTCTGGCGGTCTTGGGGTCCTTGGGGCGGCTGTTCATGGTTAGGCTCTCGGTTTTGGTCAGAATCACATTGTTCTGGAACACCGGGTCGATGTAGGGCGCGATGTCCACATGGGTTCCCCATGAAGCGTTTTGTCAAGTGCTTTTTTGAGTTATTGACGCAAATTATCGTGAAAGTGCGAAAGTGCAAAGTGCAAAGGGTCTGCGTTTTGCACTTTCAGCTTGCGGGTTCGGGTGGCTGTTTCTTCTTGATGAAGTTGTACCATTGACCGCCGACACGCTTTGCACCCAAAACACTGCCCATGTTACGCTTGGCGTTCTGCACCGTCCTCTCGGATATTCCGGCTTCGGCTGCGGCTTTTACAATGTCCTCGCTGGCAAGCTCTTTCCCGTCTGCAAGCAGGTCAAGTATCAGCCTTTCAGCCTGTTCGGTTTTGGTGGCGTTGTTGCCGCCCGCGCCGGACAGCAGCTCGTCGGCGGTGATGTCGTATTCGCCTATCCATTCAAAGCCCGTTTCCGGGTCAAGGCAAAAGGCTACGGGCTTCCCCTCCGGCGCAAGGGAAGATTTGTCGTGAATGACTACGCGCACATTCGGCTCGCGCTTCACGCGCCCAATGAGTAAGACGCTCCGCGCCGCCGCCCGGAAGTCGATAGAACCTAAACCGCGATAGGCTGATTGACCGCCCGCCGCTTTGTTCAAATGCCCGATAAGGATAACGGCGCACCCGGTACGCTCGGCAACTTCGGCAAGGCGGCGAAAGATAGGGCGCACTTCATTGGCGCGGTTCATATCCGCTTTTTCTCCCATGTACGCCTGTATGGGGTCAAGGATAATCAGCCGCGCCCCGGTCTGCCGGATAGCTCGCTCTATGCGCTCGTCGGATAGGGATAGTTCCTGCTTCGCTTCGTCAATCACAAGTACCCGGTCAAGGTCTGCTTCTGCTTCCATCAAGCGGGGCTTGACAGTATCGCCCAGCCCGTCCTCGGCGGTCTGGTAAATCACTTGGAATGGCGGCAAGGGCTTCATTCCCGGCAGCGTTCCTCCGGTGGTGCAGGCGGCGGCAAGGCGTAGGGCAAAGGTGGTCTTTCCCTCGCCGGGGTTGCCCTGTACTATGGTTACTTTCCCAAAGGGGATATACGGCTTCCATAGCCATTCAACGGTCTGTGTATCAACCTCGCTCATGCGGATAATCTCAACGGTTTCTTCCTGTGGCGGCTCTTTCAAGCCGTAGATTGCTTCACGGATATACTTCCCGTCCGCGATTTCTGCCCGGTGCTGCAATACCTCGTTCCAGCCCTTGTAAAGCGGCACAAGGCGGTGAACGGTCAAGCCCTCCGGCACAAACTCCGCAAGGCGGCTGCAAGCGTCGCTTCCGGCTTGGTCGCTGTCAAGGCAGAGGTACACGGTCTTGATGTTCGGACGGTCAGAGAGGAAACGCAGCAGGGCTTTTTCTCCCACGCCGCCCAGTGCAAGGTGGCTTTGTTTCTGCCATTCCTTTTTGAACAGGCAGAGGAAAGATAACAGGTCTATCGGGGCTTCAAAAACAAACAATCTTTCGCCCTCGCCCCGGTAGCAGAAGTTAAAGGCTTTGTCGCTGCCTTTCACATCAAGCCGGAAGTTTCCCGCCGTTCCCTTGCTGTGGGCGTAGCGCGGTATTCCGTCCTCATCCCGCCCCACAAATACGGCGTTGTGGTGGGCTGCATCCTCGTAAATATCGCCGCTGGCAAAGAAAAAGCCCGACACATCTTCATCAATGCGACGGGCGGCTGTGAGGTAGTTCCTCGCTATGCGGTTGTCGGGATTGCGGGGTGGCAATCGGAAGTCAGAAAAGGACGCGGGGCTTGGTCTGTCCGGCGGTTGGGCTGCGCCTTTTTCCCCTGTCAGCAGTTCTATGGCTTCGGTAAAGCTCTTCCCGAAAAACTCCATGACAAAATCAATGGGTGCGCCGCCTTTGCTTTGGCTGTGCCTGTACCATTTGTTTCCCCGGATAGTCAAGCTGTCGTGCCGTTTCCAGCGGTATTCCTGCCCGGCGCGGGTAAGCTGCTCGCCCTGTCCTTGCAGAAAAGAAACAAGGTCGGCTTGGTTGGCGCAGTCTATTTGTTCTTGGGTGTAATACATGGTTGATACCTCTCTTTCTGTGGTTGAATTGTTCATAGTTTTGAAGTAAAATGAAGTCAACAAATTCTAATTTGACAAAGGAGTGTGATTGTATGAAAAGGCAACTGCTTTGAAGTAAAATGAAGTCAACAAATTCTAATTTGACAAAGGAGTGTGATTGTATGAAAAGGCAACTGCAAGGTATAGCATTGATTTTAGTTAGTATCCTGCTGATGTTAGGATATGGCGATGTGGCTTTTTTTGACTTGAGTTTCAAATGGGATTTAATCTTTTCAGTTATCGGCATTACTGGCGTTATAATGACATTTTTACCCGATAAGAAGTGAACACATTCCTTTGTCGGATGGGAATAGAGGACGGACAGGCAAAGCAGCTTGCCCGTCCTTTTCTTTATCGCTCCTGTTCGTGCCGCTTAGTGCGGTTCTGTGTCTGCTCCGGCTGCTCGGCTTTCAGCGCAATATCAACGCACTTGCGTATCTTCTGAAGCTCGGCAACCTCGGCGCGGGTAGCTTTCAGTTTGGTGTAGTCGGTATCTCTCTGTTCTTTGAGGTCGGCGTATTCCTGTTTCCATTTGGAGATAGGCAGCGTCTTTGTATCCGTCAGATTTGCATGGAGATAGCGGCTTGCTGCGTTCCATAAGGTCAGCTCGGCGCGGCGGGCTTCCGCAAACTTTTCCTGTTTTCCTTTCCAGCGGATTTGCCGATACTCGTCCTGTATGGGCTTGTAGGTCTGATAATTTCTGCCGCACTCCATGAGTTTTTGCAGCTCTTTCATGCGCTGCTCGGCGGTTTTCATTCCCTCCCGGATTGAATAGGCTTTATCGCTGACAGAGGAAAGAGAAGCGTCCAGCTCGTCAAGATTAGAGATACCATGCTCGGAAAGATAGTTGACCGCTGCCGCTATGGTTTTCAGTTCATCGGCTGTGTGCTGTTGTTGCCAACGCTGCGAATACTTCCGGCTCTTTTCTCTCTGAACGCTCAAATACTTCATCAACAGATTTGCAAGGTTGGGAGATTGCGGCGGCTGCTTCGGGGCGGTTTCCCGCGCTTTGAACAGGTCGGCAATCCATTCCTTGAGCTTGCTAATCTGCGCCCGGATTTCACGGATAAGGCGGTTTGCATTTTGGATATTTCGGTTCAGTTCGCCTTTCTCGGTGGCGATACCTTTCTTCTCCATCTGGCAAGCCGCCACGCCCATGTGGACGGTGGGTATCTCGTCAATTCCTCTCTCGGCGTTGCTGCGGTGGTCGATACGCTCCGGGCTTCCGTTCCTCTCCAAAAAGTCGTTGGTATAGTCAGCCCACGCCTTGCGCCACAAGAGGGTGTTGTCCTTGTCGTTCCAGCCTGTAAGGTCAACCTTGTGGGTTTTGTATCTGCCACTTGGCAAGCGGATACGCTCGCCGTTTTCGTCAAGGTCATATTCCTTTTTGGACTTTGCCGCCCACGCGCCGCGCTCGTCAAGGGGACGCATGGTAAGCATGATATGACAATGGGGGTTGCCGCTGTCGGTGTCATGGATAGCGAAGTCAACGCACATTCCTCTGGAAACAAATTGAGAGGAACAGTATTCCCGGACAAGCCGGATCTGTTCCTCTCTGGATAATTCTATGGGGAGCGCCGCGTCAATCTCTCTGGCAAGCTGGGCGTTCCCGGCTTTCTCGTAAAGCTCCACGCTGTTCCACAAGGTTGAACGGTCAGAGAATGAGGGCGGGGCATGGGGCGGCAGCATGATTTCTGTATGGACAACGCCGCCTTTGCGGGTGTAGTCATGGGTCATTCCGTCCCATTCGTTTGTCAGCTTTTCGCCGCTTCGGTAGGCGGCTGCGGCAACGGCTGATTTGCCTTTTCCTCGGCTCACAATGCCGATGTTCCAATGGTAAATGGCTATGGGTATCACCTCCCGGATAGGATAATAAACAGCCATGAGCAAAACTCCAAAAGAGTAGTAATTGCAATGGTTTCCGGCCATGGCTGAAATCGAAAATCACTCATATGATATAGAAAGCGGAGCCCCATTCTGGTAAAATGAAGTTGCAAATCACACCAACCAGAAAGGGGCTGGCCGCTATCTACCGACAGGAAATCATTCAGGATGTGACGCTGTTCACATCCCAAAGCGCCGCCATGTTTTATGACAAGCTTTTCAGCAGCTTGGACTTCACGCTGCCCAGAGCGGCAACCGGGCGGCGGGGCTTTCCAAAGGAAGCCATGGTCTGTGCGTTTATCGTTATGAAATGCGAGGGTTTCACGCAGATCACAGATCTGATGGATTATCTGGACAATAACCGGCTTATTGCCCACTACTGCGGTTTCAACATCATGAAGCCGCTGCCGTCCTACTGGACCTATGACCGTTTCCTGCGGCAGTTGAACAACGGTGCGTTGAAGTCGATCATGGCCGACCTGGTGCGGGAGCTGTATGAATTTGGGATCGTGGACGCATCCTTCATCGGTCTGGATTCCACACCCGTCATGGCGAACACGAAGCAGAACAACCCGAAGTCCTTTACGAAAAGCAAGTTCTCCAAGGAAAACCACCCCAAAAGCGACCCGGACTGCGCTCTGGGCGTCCATTCGGCCTCCAACCAGCACAATGAGCGGCGGTATGAGTTCTACTGGGGATACAAAAGCCATGCGCTGGTGGACTGCATCTCTGGACTGCCGCTCTACGAGCTGACCACCCAAGCCAACATCATGGATTCCACGGTTGCCGTTGACATCCTCGCCGCAGCCAACCAGATCCTCCCTTTGCAGGGATGTTCCTTTCTCGCGGATAAGGGCTACGACGCGAAAAGCATCTACAACACCGTGAAATCAGTCTATGATGGGGAAGCTTTTATCCCCCTCAAAAAACGCAATTCCAAGAGCAAAGCTCTTCCGGCAGGTAACTTGATCTGTGATGCTGGACTGGCTATGCACAAAGATGGCAAAACCACCGACAATAATCGTACCCGGCAGAAATTCTGCTGCCCATTCCGTCAGTCCAAAACCGGTGCTTGCCCTTGTAACCACAAAAACTGGAATAACGGGAAGAAAAACAGGGGTTGCGTTAAATACAGGATCGTCCCCACGGATTACAGGCTTTCCATTGACCGCAGCTGCCTCTGTTTCAAGAGAACATACGCCTTGCGTACAGAGTGTGAGCGTTACAATTCCCGCTTTAAGGCGTCTGGACAGGAACGGCTGTGGGTGCGCAACGGCGCCAGCGCGGCAAACCTCAATACGCTGGCCCACATCTCCGCTTTAGCGGTTGCGCTGGCCGCCGTTCTGCACGGCTCTCACTCCTACCGTTCTGCCAAACAGCTTCGGCGTTCCGCCTGATCTGCCTGTTCCATACCTTTTTCAGGTGCGGGGTTTACCGCGCTATGGTTTTTGCGCCCTTGAGATGCCCCGAACTCTTTTGATTCCCATTTGCCTGTTTGCGGGCTGCTCTTTCCAACTGTTTTGCTCATCGCTTGGATAATAAAACCCGCAAAAATGGTACAGACGCCAACGGCGGGTGTACTGTTTTTGTGGGTGTGCAGGGATAGCCGCGAAGCGGCGCAAGGGGTGCAGCCCCTTGTTGCGGCAAAGCCGCCATATCGGAGTGCGGGGAAAGTTCCCTGTGCGGAGATAAAGCCCTCGGCAGAGCGCACACGCCCGCAAGGGTGTATAAGTGCGCCCTTGTTGCCAAGGGTATTATCCGGCTTCTACCCCCTCGGCGCGTTTTTTCAAATACTCCTGTGCTTCCATACTCTTTGCAATGTGATACAAGAAGTCCTTGCCTTCGTCCTCCGTCATGGTTTTCAGTTCCGGCACGATGCTTTCCATAAAGCCGCCAAACAGGAAAATACGGTGATTGCGCTCCTTGCGTTTCTCGACGGACAGCTTGCGGTTGAGCATCTTATTTCGGTTTTCGTACTGCTGTAATAGCTTCTGTGTGCGTTCCAGTTCGGCATTACATTCCTCGATGGTCTGCGGTATTTTCTTCTTTGTCATGGTCGCTCCTTTCTGCTCATGGCTAAAAGAAAAGAGCAGCCGTTTTCTGTACGAAATAGCTGCTCCTATCCCAAATGACTATTGAACCATTTACGGCTATTCGCCGTGTCCTTTAATAACTGATGTAGTGTACTCTTTTGCATTGATTATTGCTCCCTGCTTGCATTTGGGGCAATACGGGGGGAAGCTTTCAAGCACAGTATCGGGGCGCATTTTAATTCGGTTTTTGTTGTTAGAAATCGGGTATAGCACCCATTTTTCCTTTTCCCATACGCCACCTTTTTCCGTTTAAGATATAGCATTATTCTCCATTCCGAAAATCAATATGAAAGCAATAATGAATAGAGATGACAATATTTTAACTGTCAATATCAATTTTTTCGTTTTGCCAAAAGCTGCAACAGCAGCACATACAATGGCTAAGCAATTCATTGCTACTCTTAAAGGATAGTTATAGCTAAAAACACTTCCACTCATAAATGTGCCAGATACAATAGATAGCTGGCTTATCAAAAAAATAGAAATAGAAAGGCAGTAAAGCACAATGCTAATTAGAAGATTGAGTTTCCCCTCAATGATTTTTTTCATTATAACACCTCCTGTTAAGACACTTCTTCTTGTTTGATTTCTCTTTGTTGCAGCTAACTAAAGTCAGCGTTAAGGCAAGAGCTAAAGCAAACGCTATCAGTTTATTCATGGTGAAGCCTTCTTCCGTGATTCAAAAAACACTTACAACTTCTCAATATGATTATACCATGCAAAGCACGAACTTTTCAATTACTGTCCCCATACAAATGTGTAATTTTTCTATGAACGCCGCACTTTTTCGCCGCTTCGCTGGCGGCTCTCCGGCGTTCCTCGTTGTATGGGGCGGTCAGACGGAAAGAGAAGCGCCCCTTGCGGATTTCAAACTCCATGCAGCCCGTGTCCGGGTCTGCGTCGGTCTGGCGGCACTGGTCGGGGTGCTGTCCGGCATAGGCGACAAGCCGCTTCTTTAAGTCGGTGTTGTGGGTGCGAATATGGATCAGCGGGTCTTTCTCGTCAAACCAAATATCGGTGGTCTTTTCCTGCTTCGTAAGCCCTGTTCTCATAAACTCTCCTTTCTGCGCCCCTGTTACGCAATAGGGGCATTTTTCGGGTGTTTTTCCCGGCTCTTGACTTGGGGAAAATGAGGATTTTCAAATAGAAACCGCCCGGACGGGGAGCGTATCGTCTGGGCGGCTGTTATCGCAAGATTTCTGTTTTTTCCGGCTCTTGACCGTCAGACGCGAATAAACGCGAGCTGTCGGCAAGTGCCAGTTTGAGCAGCTTGTCGCGGAATGTTTCTGTGCTGCTATGATTGAAAAACAACTCCGCAACAATGGTCTGCCCATTCCTCTGGGTCGTAATGATGCTGTCGGGGGTCTGTTCTGCCATAGGCGGCTCCTTTCTTTGGGCGCAAAAGAGGGATTTCCCATAACTCGGAAAATCCCTCTTGGTTGACGGTTATTCTGTTTTACAGTGCGGGCTGTGCGGCGGCTGCCTGTGCCTTTCGCCTTGCCCGGTATTCCCGCGCCTTGATACGGTCATACTCCCGTTGCTTTTCAAGATTTCTCGCCCGGTACTCCTTTGAATACTGCCGGTGATAGGCGCGGCTCTTTTCCTTTTTGGCTTCTTCGATTTCCTCCCGCATTTGCCGGATTTCCTGCTCGGTCGGTTCTGCAAGCTGTGTCACTTCATTCTCAAACTTGCCGATATAATTGAAATATATGCTGATGTGCTGGATTGCGTATCTCGCCCTTTTCTGGTCGCGCTCATGCACTTCAATCCGGCTGATAAACTCGTTGAGAATGGTGGGTGTAAGGTCGGTAAAGGCGGCATGGCGTTCCGTCAGCTTCAAAAACCTCTGCGCCCGTCCTCCCGCGTTCTCATAAGCGGATAGCTGCTCTTGTAGCGTGGCAAGTTCCGCTTTCAGCGCGTAGTATTCTTCTGAATACTTCTGCGACATCTGCTCATAGCGGTCTTGCGGGATCGTGCCGAGGGCGTTGTCCTCATAGAGCTTGTTCAGCACCTTGTCAATCTGTTCAAGGCGTGTCGTGATTTGCGGAATACGCTTCTGCTGTTTCTTGGTCTGGTCGGTCTGCTGCATGGCAAGGTTCTTTTTCACTAAGGCTTCAAACTCCGCCCGATTGCTGATAGAATAGTCCTCGATTTTCTTCAGCACTTCCGTGATGGTCTGCATGAGCAAGTCCGCGTCCATGATGTGCGGGGAGTGGCATTTAGGGTTCTTGGCTTTTCCCTTGTGGTACTCGCTGCAATAGGCAACATGGCGCTTGCCGCCGTTCCGGTAATCTATACGAATGTGCATTTTTGCGCCGCAGTCCTTACAGAAAAGCAAGCCGGACAGAGGGTGGATTTCCCCGTCCCCGTTGGGGCGTTTGACGGGCGCGTTTTTCAAAATCCGCTGTACGGTTTCAAAATCGCTGCGGCTGATAATCGGCTCATGCACATTTTCTGTGATGTGCCACTGGCTCCGGTCTACATAGTGGTTATGTTTATCCCGGAAATGCTTTGTAGTCTTGAAGTTGACCACATCGCCGCAATACTCCTGCCGTGTGAGGATATTGGTCAAGGTGGCTTTGTTCCACTTGCAGCGGTTATCCTCGTTGAGTGTCTTATTTTTACAGGTTCCCCGCCCGCGGTCTTTCATGTAGAAAGTGGGGGACGGGATTTGTTCCTGTGTCAGATATACGGCGATTTGGTTTCGGTTTTTCCCGTCCAAAAACAGACGGAAAATAAGGCGTACAACCTCGGCGGCTTCCTCGTCGATTATCCAAAAGTCCTTGTTATCCGGGGCTTTGATATAGCCGTAAGGGGCTTCGGTGACAATCGGCTTTCCACTCATGCCTTTGGTCTTAATGCCCGTTTTCACTTTCTTGCTGATGTCCTTTGCATACCACTCCGACATGATATTGATAAAGGGCGCAAACTCCAATGTGTCGGGCTTCTCGCTGTCTATCCCGTTGTTGACCGCGATAAAGCGCACATTGTTCCGTCTGAATATCTCCATCGCGTTGCCGACTTGGAGATAGTCACGCCCCCAGCGGGTAAGGTCTTTCATAATGCAGACACCGATTTTCCCGTTTTCTACATCGTCCATCATGCGGGAGTAGGCGGAACGGTCAAAAAACCTGCCGCTTTCGTCATCGTCGATGTAGTGCCGGATATTGGTTAGGTGCTGCCCTCTGGCATAGTTCTCCAAAAATATTTTTTGGTTCTGTATGCTGTTGCTCTCGCCGCCGTCCCTGTCCTCGTCGCCCACGGAAAGGCGGGAGTAAAGGGCTGTAATTTTGCTATAATCAGTCATGTGCATAACCTCCTGTGCGTCCATGTATGTGTCATTTACACTTAAAATTATGCACTCCATCGGGCGGAGCCGTACTCCATGCCGTGGCGGTATTTCTTCGCATTTTTACTTTTCAGATATACCGCCAGACGCAGGCCGGCACCGCAGCACAGCCCCACCAGCAGATCCAACGGGTGCAGGCTGGGCCAGAAACTTTGCAGCGCCCCAGGAAGGACAGCAAACAGGGAAAGGAATTTCTCTGAAGCATTTGCCCCCTGTGCCAACCGCCATGCCTCTCCGAAGTTGGTAGCAAACAGCCCCATCAGAAGATAGGGCAGGTTCAGCAAAACGAGCTTTTTGATGTCAAACTGCTTTTTCATCGTTCCAGCTCCTTTCGCTTGGTGCGATCCACCACAGCATTTTTAACCATCTCTTTGAACTGGTTAAG